TTTTCGTTAATGTCCTGGGGACAGGGGACGGAAGGTTCTGCGGAATGTGTCCAGTGCTGCGCAGATAATGGTGTTGGTGAGGGAAGTGTCCGGTTCACCAGTGTTGAGGGAGCCCGTAATGGTGTATGTAAGCTTCCAAGGAGGGCCGCTGTCGGACGGTAATGTCGCGACTGTGGTAAGTAGCTCAGCTTGGAGGGCGTACTCGACAGCCAGGCCGACAGGCATGACAGAGACATAAAGGCTCCTAACACGGGCGAGAGTCTCAATGACATGATTGCGGTCCCAATTCTCGCCGTCTTCCTCGCAAACGTACAAGTGCCCTGGTTGTGGGGCAAATGCACCGTGGGCGATCGGATCAAGGCCTTTATCCCAGACCACATCCCAACCAGGCGAGTGCTCCAGGAGTGCGTAGGCCCCCGGTTCCAAACAGGGCGCAAGGACGTGGGCCACATACTGAATCGTGGGCCCAAAAGCGACTGCGTAGAGGTCACTGAGGGATGAGATGGCTCGGGGCTTTGGGTCTTCTTTGAGGGAAAACTCCTGTTTCTCAAAGGACTTGACGATCCAAAACTTCTCTCGATTGCCGCAGTCGTAAGCTTGTCGAGCAACCCGCAACTGACCCTTCCTGGTCTCTGGAAAGACTCCAGGCCGATTGAGCCACCACTCATAAAGGTCGTACTCTGGTGGTGGGGCAGGCGTTGCAGAGAGAAATGTCTGCAGCGGGAGGATGAACAACTCCAAGTGCCGCAGAAACAGGCTAAAGACGGTGGGATCTCGCACGGGTCGCGCTGATCCTCGTCGGAGGAAAACAGACATGAGGGCATTGTGGATGCACGCTCGACAGCAGACTGTTGGATATCCGTAATCACAGTCAGGCTGGATGTAAGGCCTCGCCCTATTGGTGCAACACTCTGTGATGGCAGGCCTGCTGAGATTCTGAGGTTCAGCAGGCCCCGCTCGAAAGGGCATCAGACGTTGCTGTCTGCCTTCACCCCTGAGCTCAGTCCAAACCTTCTCCTTGGCCTTCTGATGGCCGTAGAGGACGCCTCCTTTCTTCAGCGTGTAGGAGAAGCCTGCGTCGACCTTGCTTGGCCATTGGCGAGCGCCGTCCTGACAACACCAATTCAGCCGCGGCGCCATGACCTGTGCAAACCTGAACTCCGTGTCCCTCTGAACCACAGCGTCAACTAGCGCATGCGGGAAGGAACCGGAGGCAGGACAATTCCTGATGTGACTGTCCAGGGCTGCCAGTTCCTGTTTCGTCAGGCCGTAATGGTCGCAATACCAATCGAGGGTTGTGTCGTCCGCTTTGATCCTACCTCTCAAGCCCAAATGGCGCACCGTATCGGAATCGGGCATGTTCGCAACAGCCGGCTTCGCTGTACCCACGTATCGTGCACCCAAGGCCGCGAAACCTGGGAAACCTTCGTAGATACGATAGGCCTCGCAAAGCACATTCATGTACTTGTGATAATTGGGTGCGGCAAGAGGCTTCGTCGTGTAGCCCCACCGGGACAACAAGCGGCCCAGCTTCGGCGTGTAAACCAGAGCGGGTGCGCAATCGACAAGGCAAGGGACAAAATGGCCGCTGTACATGGATGCGTGAGGGGGATCGCACGGTTCTCCCCCTGTGAGTGGGTAGCCTGCAGCTAACGCCAACTCCTG